GTATCCGGTCCCGCCAACTTCCAGCACGGCCTTGCGGTATTGCTTGTTCGTCCTTGGGCCTTTCATGTGGTTGAACACGAAGGCCAGGTAGGCTTCGATGTTGTCTCCATCGAAGCTCGTCCCCTTTTCTGCCTGATAGACGTACCCGGCCGAATCGGCATAGAAGATAGCCTCGGTGCCGTCGGTCAATTCGGTTTCGTGGGCCAGGTTGATGTCGTCAGGAAAGTACATCGGCATGAAGCCGGCTACCTTGCGACCAACCATGGTCATAAACAAAGCAAGTCCGCCGTCAAAGAACAGCCGATACTGGTTCTTTTCATGGCACAGGCATGAGTCCTTGATGGCTGGTTTGTTGGTCACAAGCCATGGCTGAACGCGATCGCTTACGGTGCCTGCCGAGAAGTTTCCAAAGTCCTGAGAGGCTGCCAGGCTGGTGATGCCGCGGTCATCCAGAACATAGGTGCCTGCGATGTTTTGCGCCGTGTGCGCCAAGGCTCCTGCGTCGTGTTGCAGTGTCACCAGATTCCAGTTGGCCGATGAATTTCCATACAGCATCAGCGTCTTGCTGCGCGTGAAGCACATCAACGCTCCACCAGATACCGCATCGCCCGCCTGCGGCAGGATGTTGGTCACCGTGTCGCCCAGGTTCAGCTCCGACGCTCCTGCAAGAATCGTCCAGGCATACGGGGTGCCAATTCCAGAGGTCTGAAGCGAGTGGCCGAACGTGAAAACCAAGTGGTTCTTGTGGGCCGCCACATGCGCAGGGGTGTCCGTTGTCATGCCCGTGCTGATCGGCACAAAGACAGTCCCGTCGAATTCAAAGCCGCGGTTCACTCCATCGACGCCGTAGATGCGCAACCCAGAGCCGAAGTTGTAGTTCACGAAGCGATACCTGCCGCTGGGCGACAGCGTGATGTCTGATGCGTTTCCTGCGATAGTGGCAACGTCCAGGTTCCCGCCGACATTCAGGTTTTCCGCCTGGAACGTCCCGGTCTGCGATGCGAAGATAAATCTGCCTGCCGCCGTGCCTGCCGCCCATGAGCCGCTGGCCAGTGCAACTCGCGTGATGACTGCCGTTGCCCCAGACGTGGCGCCCGTGATGGTGTTGCCTTCTGCAACGACGTAGGTTCCGCCCGACGTGAAAGCCAACTCGCGGCCCAAAGCAACCGCCGTCCATCCCGAGCCAGAGCTTTTGTAAAGCGCCGCAGCCGTGCCGCCGGCATTGTTTCTGAAAGCGTACAGCGTCGAGCCCAGGTAGCGAATCCCGAGAATCGCGCCCGAGCCGGTGACTGCTGTGATGTCGGACCTGTAAGCGTCCGCTGCCAAGTTGTTGTACTGCGCATGAAGCAGGGGGGAACTCGCCCCACCAGTCACCGGCGCGGCGGTAGATGTCGCCTTGGTCACTGCCGATACCTGGATCGACTCGCCGGATTGGAAGGTTCCGGTTCCTTTCGTGAAAATGATCGCCGCGGCTTCAACCGCAATCACATACCCGGTCGCTCCCGAGGTCAGCCCGGTGATGGTGTTGCCAGCGACAACAGCGGCGCTGAAGGTGCAGGCAAGCACCACATAGACAGCATCCGATGGAGAAAGCCTGCCGTCAAAGCGCTCATATCCGTCGGTCCGCCGGTATCCGCCAAAGCGGCCAATTTCGTAGTTCTGCGCCTCCCGAACATAGCCCGGTGGCATTGACAAAGGAGGCGACACCAGATCGAGCCCGCCGGCAAAGACAACGCGGTCGATCTGCGTCTGCGGGAATTTCACGCCAAGGGCTCCGATTCAAGAATCTCGGGCAAGTGCCTGGACTCCATTTTTCTCAGGTAGCTCAGGTATTCGATCTTGGCGTCCTCGTAAATCTCAGGCGCTGCTGAATATCTGGCGTACTTCATCATGGCTCGATAGACGATGACCATGTGGTACTGGGTCGGGCACTCCGGGATGTCAGCGTCCGCCGTGAGTTCTTGTACCGTTTTCCCATACTCGCCCGAGACGGTGTAGGCCGCATCGGGCTTGTAGCCAAGCAGCAATGAGCGGTCGGGGTGGATCGACCAGTTCACCGGCCGGCTTGGGGTGTTGGTGCCCACGCGATACCGGACCCGCCAGTCTTCGTAGGGCAGGTAGATCAGCTCTGTCTCGTCGGACACGCTGGTCGCGTACACGCGGACCATGTTCCTGTCCCAGTACCCGAACCGCGTCGAAATGCCGACATCCGATGCGGAGTAGGCGTCGTCGTTGGGTGTCGTGGTGAACGAGAACGTCCCGCGCATCCAATCCCAGTCGTCGTGCAGGTTCTGGATTTCCAGCCAAGACGTGGCCACCCAGTCCACCAAGCGCTTGAGTTCGCCGGTTTGGCTTGTCACGGCGGACGGCCCCGTGCCGGCGATAGCGCACTCTTGGCGGAGCCTTTGGACGATGGCCAGAAAATTCATGTCAGCCAGCCCGCAGCATCGTCTGCATCCAATCCTTCGCCCTTGGATGATCGTCGCGGACCACCGAGAACGGATAACGCAGGCTGGTGTGTGGAACCTGCATGTCGTACATCACGCCGTCGTCGCCCCGGCGCCGGGCCTGGGTGAAGGTCGTGATCTTGGCTCTCAGCAGCACTTCGACAAACTTGCGCTGAACGGTCTTGGTTTCGCCGCGCTTGAACAGCTCACGCTTGCCGCCGTTGCCGATCTCGAAAATCTGCTCGGCCTGGGGATCCGACGTGTCGTGAATGTGGATCGTCACGGGCTCTGCCATGAAAGCCAGATTCGCCAGCTTCTCGCCGTTCACGGGCTTGTCCACTGCTTGCACATGCGCCGGCTCCAGCGCTTCGCTGGCCGGGCCGGTGGAGCTCATCTTCCTGGGCACGTCCTGGCCGATGATTTGCTCCATCGGTTCGAGAGTCGCGGTCGGCGCCACATTGGGAACATTGCGAATGCCACGGGGCATGGTCTATCTCCTGAAAAAAGCCCCCGAAGGGGCGTGAAAGGGCCGAAGCCCTGGCAACCGCGAAGGAGTTACCCGACGCGATAGAACGAAAACGTGTTCGCCGCCGTCTTGCGCACGCGGAACGTGCCCCAGGCCTGGTCAGCAACGGCAGCGTTCGACGCGATGGTCATGTTCCCCACGGCAGTCATGCCGGTGTCACCTGCGACCGTCACGTCTTCAGCGGCCACCGTCGAAATGTTGACGATGGTGAAGTCCATCGAGTCGTTGACCTGAATCGGCGTGCCGAAATGTGCCTTGCAAGCAGCATCGAACACCGTGCCCGTGGGCAGGGTGTAGGTCGCCGCGCCTGCTGCGCCCTGGTTGGCCGTGATGAGGCCGCCCAGAATCGACGTGGAGGCAATGGTTGCGGTCGTGGTCATCGCCACTGGCGCGCCCTGGCGTTTCATCACCGGGTAGCCGCGAAAGGCCACGAAAGAGCCCAGGGCAGTGGTGAGCCAGCCGCGGGCGTTGAGACTGAGCGTCTTTTCGACGATGACGTTGGTGAGTTTCCTAAATAAGTTCATAGCAGTCTTTCATTGAATGCCGGTTGCCCGGCGTTTGTGGCTCTCCGCCTTACGGCGTCCTTACATCTGGTCGCCCAGGTGTTTCTCATGGCATATCAGGCCATGTGGTGTTGCTTTTTTTTAGGTTCTCGACGGCAGGTATGACACGCAAGTTGTGCTCGACATGAAGCCCGCATACCGTCTTGCCCTTCAAAGGAACGAAGTGGTCAACGTGCCATTCAATCCCGGTTTCCATCTTCTTGCTGGCTGCAAGTTCGTACATTGCAGCGATGGCGGCCTTGTCGGCCCATGGTGGGGTTGCTTTTAATTTCCTTGCATACCGTGCCGCATGGTTTGCCGCCGATCTGCCTGGATTTTTCTTTGCCCATTCGCTTGCTGCTTTACTTTCCTGTACGCGCCGATCTGGCGTGTCTCGCCATTTTTTGCGAACGGCATTTTTGCGCTCTCGGTTTTCGGCGCTCCACTTTCTGGAGTACTCACATTTCGCTTCTTTGTTTTTCTGAAAGTTGTCGCGCAGAATTTGCGCGTACCGCTCTGGATTTCGTTGCGCCCAGTCCTTTGCATGCGCGTGGTATCTGTCTTTGTTGTTGGCGCGCCATTCCGCAACGCGCTGCTTGCCCTTGGCAACTTCGCACACTCGGCACACAGATCGGACGCCAAAACGCCCCTTGACGGACTTGTAGAACTCGCCAAGGGGCTTGATGTGCCCGCAACTATTGCAGGACTTCTCCATGTCAACTGGTTTGCGGACGGCTCGGCAAAACAGCCACATTCACAATCGTCGAGGTAATGCCCGTCGCATTCCAGTTTGACGAACCCCACGTCCATGTACCGGACACGGTGCTTGCGCCCTTGACAATGTGGTACGCGAACGGAACGAAGTCGTCCGGGATGCTCGGGAACGACGGCGCGACATCGAATGCCGTGCCGTTCCAGTCCACGATGTCACCGGCAATGACCTTGACGGTTCCGCCGGCCACCAGGCCCCACACCACGGTTCGCGCCTTGGAAGCGGTCAGCGTGATGGCAGAGCCCGAAACGTGGTCGGTCGTCGGCGTGGCGCCGTCGGTGACTGCCGTTTTGGTGGCGATCTTGCCGTTGATGACGTAGTTGATGGTGACGGTGGTGTCGTACACCGTCTCCGCGCCGGTGGCCGTCAACAGGCCAGAAGTGGTGCAGAAATTCGCACCGGGGAGGGTCTTGTTGTCCATGATGATCTTTCAAAAGTGAAGGGTTGGTGAAATGAAAGGCCCCGAAGGGCCTCTCATCAAGACGAGGTATCGGTCGTGCCGGCTTCGATGACCGCCATCCAGCCGTTGTTGGCGACCAGGACGGCGGACCAGAACGTCGCGCCCACATAACCCCGTTGGCCAAGAGGGTCGCTCTTGTCCTTTTGGGTGTGCGGAATGTGCGTCGGGTCCACCGAGTTCTCGCCACGAAGAGCGATGTCGAACGCCCCCTCGTCACCCATGACGATGAACGGGTACACGTCCGCGCTGGTGCCGGTCGTGCTGTACAGGTCGGTGCCAGAAATGGCAGCTCCCGCATCGGCGTAGGCCGTCAGTTCCTTGCTGGTGACGAAGCGGAAGTTCTCCACCGAACCGATTTCGTTTTCGTTGATCGGGTTGCGGTTGGCGTACTTCGACACCGGCACGAAGCCAGGCAGGTCGCGGATGTCGGGCTCGCAGTCCGTGCTGCAAAAGACCAGATACCCGGACTCGATGGCCGACGTGTCGTAGTCCGGGCTCGCGCTCAGAACCTTGTTCCTGGGTTTGGCGCCGTTGAGCTTGAGGTTCTTCGTGACATGCCGCAGGATGTTCAAGCTGATCGTCTCGTCCACCGTCGCGCGGCTGGTGCCGCCCGAGTAATAGACGTTCGTGCAGGCCTTGAGTGAGCCGTAGCGGATCATTTCCCGCACCAGGCCCATGCGCTCGCCGCATTGCATCTTCTGGTCTTCGGGAATGTCGTCCTCGTACAGCATGGCTGCCTTGTCCGTGTAGGAGTAGAGGCAACCGTACTGCTGGATCGTCACCGACACGTCATGGTAGGTGATGGTTTCAGCCGTCGGCGTGACGCCTTCCGCCACCTGATGCGCAGCAGCGGTGACGCTCCAGCGGTTGATGGTGTTGGCGTTGGTCGTGGTCGCGCCGTAGGGCAGCACCCGGCGATAGGTGATGTTGTCCCCCTTGTTCTTGGGCATCGGCTTCATGGTGCAACCGAGCGCCAGAACCTCGAAGGGGACGGCGTGGGCGATCATCTCGCCCTTGATTTCATTGATCCGCCCTGCTTGGGTGGAATAGGCTTGCGTGGTCATTTGGTTTCTTTCAGAGGGTGACGCGCCCTAATGGCCGACGAACTCGATTGAATCCGGCGGCCAGGCCGGCGCTGTCTGGTACTTTGGAATTGGCCCTGCCGGGAACCCCGCTCGGGGGAATGGCAGCAGCCAGCTTGGCTTGTTGCGTTTGGCGCTTGGTGAACACGTTGGTCTTCCACTCCTTGAACTCGGAGAGGCGCTTGGAAACCAGATTCGCGTCCCAGCTATTGAGCAGTTCTTCGCGCACGGTCGGCTGAAGGGTTGGCAACCATGCCTGGTAGGCGGCGCTTTGCGGCACTTCCTCCCAGTCAGGGTGCGCCCTGGTCAGGCGTACTTGCGCTTGCAACTGCTCGATCTTCTGGTTCGACTCTGCGACGGCGGCGCTGATCTGCTCCTTGACGGCCTGCGCAACCTGGTCCTGCGAAACACCACCCGACATGAGCGGGAGGATGGTTTCGGCAAGTTCCGGGTACTCGTCGGTCAGCTTTTGGCGGGCGGCTTTCGCGGCCTCGCTGTTGGCTGCCGTCGGCGCGGCGGCAAGGGCTTGGAGACGCTGGTTGAGCTCGCCAATTTTCCCGTGGATCTTGCGCAGCTCATCGGCGGATTGGCCTTTGATCTGCTCGATTTCCGGCATCTTGGCAACCACGTCGCGCAATTCATCGGCGCTCGGGCCTGGTTCCTGGTCCACTTCGGCGGGCGGCTCGATGCCGCGCACCTTGTTGAACCCGGCGCTCAGGTCGGCGGATGCTTGGGATGGCTCTGCTTGCGCAGGCGTCTCCGGTGCGGATGGGGTTTGCTCAACTACTTCGCTCGTCGTTTCCTCGTCCATGTTTCAAACTCCAAACACAGGCCCGCAATGGGCCTTGACTTCAAGTACCAGAGGGCTCATTCGAGTCGTCTGGATCAGTTTCCGCCGGTGTTTCCAGCAGCAGAAATTCTTTGACCTGCTTTACTTTGCCGCGCAAGCGCGCGGTTTCCAGTTCAGTCAGGTCAGCGTCGTTGCGCTCGCGCAGCGACATCAATTCGTTCTCAAAATGCTTCCTGAGCTTCTGCCACAGCGGGCTTTTGCGCTCATGCTCCAGCAGGTTCATCGGTTCATCCGGCGTCTTGCATAGACGATGAAGTCAGCCGTGGCCGGCGGAGCGGCGCCGCTGGGACTGGCGCCTGACAGGAACTTGAACATCAGCAAGTGCGTGAGGATCATGGGAAATATCCGCCGTTGATGTACGGCATAAATTCATCGGCGCTCACAGCGGCTTTGAATGTCACCTGGGGGAAGGCCTCGACATAACTGTCGCCAGTCGCATCTACCGCAGCGTTGAACGTCAGCGTCGCGGTCCCGGTGTCCATCGTGCCGATGTTGGTG